CGCACCATTGGCGCCCAGCGCAAGCCATTTGCCATTGCATTTGCGTAATGTACTTTGTTGGCACCTGTTGGCTAAGTAAGGTTTCGATGTGCGTGGCCGTGTTAGGGCATTTTATTTCTAGCATACCGAATAAACCCACCAAACCGTCTGGGCTTGCGCCTGAATTTTCTATGCTTGGGTGGTCAACAAAGCCAACTTGGTCAACCATTTCACCGGTTTTAACTTCGTATGCTGCGCGTGCCAATGGTTCTGTTTCTGTTCCCCATTGCATTGCAGCATTAGTGAATGATTCTGCAACTTTGCCAGTTAAACGTTCGCAAACCAATTGCGCTGCGTAGTTTGCCCGGCTAGTGGAATAACCTGTTTTTGTTTTGGCAATAATGTCCGCTATGCGTGAACCTGTTGCCTTACCCAAGCGTGCTGCAAACCATTCTGGCGTGCCTTGTTCTACTTGTTGCATTATTTAGTCTCCAATTTTTTCTTCATTTTGTCTTTAACAGCAATTATTTTTAACTGCCATTCTTTGTCACCGTTACTGGCTGAAATAGCTTTTACAAAGTTCTTTTGTAACGCTTCTAAGTCTGCTGAATCTGCTATTGCTGCCAACCAGTCTGCCATTTCTGATTCGTTAACGTCAGACTTTTCCTTTTTACGGCTTGCTGCGTTGCCGTCATCATCTTCTGGGGCAATACCGCAAGCAGTCATTAGAGAATATCTACGGGCGTATGTCAGCGCTGAACCGTAACCCTGTGGGTCTTGGCGTGATGCCGGAACGTGCAAAATGCCGTTGGCCATACTTTCACCGCTTTCGTGAACAAATATAGTTTCAATAGCAACGCCACCTTCGCTTGGGTGCATTTTCTGCATTAAGGCTATGCCGTTGGCGTTTAACGCATCTATAACCGCTTCTACGCAAGCGGACAAGTCTGCGTAACGGCTTTTAAAGTGTGGGTTGGTAGCGGTTTTAAGCGCCGGGCCAAACTGTTGTTGTGCTTTAACAAATGCTGTGCTGACTAATTTCATATAACCCCCAATAAAATAGAACCAAATACAAGTACGCCAATAACAATGCAAGCCACAATTACTAGCTTGTCTTCTTTATCAAATGGGCGGTCAAAATTAGCTTCTGGCGCTTCAGGGAACGCTTCAGCTAAAGTACGGGGAAATTTCTTGGTGGTAGGGTTTATGTTGCCCTTGGTGAATTTAATTGTCATGCTTACCTTTCTAAAAGACCCTTATGCGTTGCGCTAGGGAATAACTGTATGTTACACGAAATTAACGCAAAGTACACGTTTTGTGTAAAAATAATACACATTTTGTTGATTATTTTTGATTTATTGCTAAAATTCAATAATGAACACATTACAACAAGATAGAGAATTAATAGCCCAATTGGGTGGAACTACTGCAATTTGTAAGAAATTAGGGTTCAAAAAGCAAAGAGTTCACAATTGGCTTACAAGAGGGATACCCCCCGCAATTAAATTGGCATATCCGCAAATATTTTTGAAAAAGGCCAAAAAAATTGATTTATAATAAAACCGTTGCAGTCGTGTGCAATAGATTTAGCCGCTTAGATAAGTATCTTGCCCCAATTTACAAATTGGGGACACGACCAAGGTACTTTTTTAAGCGGCTTTTTTATTTATACGTCCGTAGCCGTCAGGGCGCGTTAGCTATTAGCTTGCATGGGCTGAACCCAAGAAACACCGTACATCTTTACACCCGGATGCAAAACACGACCGAACTTGGTTTAGGTATCGGTAAAGCACAAGATAACTCAGGTGGAAAACTAGGTCTTGTGTATAAGCGAATAAACCCGTCAAGCGCACTTGGGCTTTTTTGTATATTTAAGATAAATTAAGATGAATGCAGATTACTTAAATGCTGGAGAGGGTAGGTATATCCACCCTAGCATAACCTATGGAGAAAAGGAATGACTGAAGAACAAATTGAAATATTAAAAAAATCATCCATGCCAGATATTGATTGGGAAGCTAGGCATTATGTTTCTATGAATAACGGAGAACATAATAAATGGCTTGAGCAATGGTTTAAAAATTTTGCGCAATTAGTTTTTGAAGAAGGAAAACAGCAAGGAATAAAAACTATTTTAGCAAGGGGGCAAGAATGACTTTTGAAGACTTTTGGAAAACATGGCCTAAATCAACAAGAAAAGGGGCTAAGTCCCAATGCTTAAAGGTTTGGGTTAAAACCTACTGTGATTCTTGTGCTGATCAAATCATCAAGCACGTTGAATGGATGAAAACCACCGACCAATGGCGTAAAGACAACGGCGCTTTTATTCCAGCGCCCCTAGTCTACTTAAACCAACAAAGATGGGATGGTGCTGAAGTTCCTGAAGTTCAGGTCGCAGTTAACGTCCGTGACCCTTACCTTGTGAAACTAGACGAAGAAAAAGCTAAGGCTGTGCCAATGCCGGACTGGATACGCGAAAAAATGAAAGGAATTGGGCGATGAATAAAATAGAATTTGGGGATTGCCGAACATTAATGCGTAATTGGAAAAAACAAAGTGTAAAAGTTCAAACTTGCGTTACTAGCCCACCTTATTATGGTTTGCGTGATTATGGTGTAGGTGGGCAAATTGGTAATGAAGAAACCCCACAACAATTTATTGAAAACCTTGTAGAAGTATTTGCTTGTGTTTGGGATATTCTTGCCGATAATGGAACACTTTGGGTTAATTTAGGTGATAGCTATGCTAATAATTGTTCTGTTGCTTCAAATAATGGTAGGGCAGGGTTTGGAAACGCAAGGGAAAAAATTGTAAATAGAATTGGTAATGGTTATAAGCAAAAAGATTTGATGGGGATGCCTTGGCGTTTAGCTTTTGCTTTGCAAGATTTTGGTTGGTATTTGCGTCAAGATATTATTTGGCACAAACCTAACCCTATGCCTGAATCTGTACAAGACCGTTGTACTAAATCGCATGAATATATTTTTCTATTAACAAAACAACAAAAATATTATTGTGATATGGAATCTATTAAAGACCCAGTAAAAGAAGATTGGGGAATTAGAGATAGAACAAATGGAAAATACCACAATGAAGGAACTGGTTTACAACCCCATTCAGGTTTAGAAAAAAGTTACGACATGGCTAACAAACGTAGTGTTTGGACTGTGCCAATTAAACCATATAAAGGGGCGCATTTTGCGGTATTTCCTGAAGAATTAATTGAACCTTGCATTATGGCGGGTTCTAAAGTTGGCAATATTGTTTTAGACCCGTTTATGGGAAGCGGAACAACCGCACAAGTTGCGCAAAACTTAGGTAGAAAATATTTAGGTTGCGAATTAAACCCTTCTTATAAAGAATTACAAGATAAAAGATTACAACAATTATCATTGGAATTGGTATGACTTTTAAAACAATCTGGCAACCCGTACCCAAGTGGGAAGTACCCGTTAAAAGTTTAGAACGGGCTAAATACCCCAAGCGCAAGGATGAATTAAAACGCGAACGGGTTAACCAAAACGAAACACGCAAGTGGATATTTAATGTTTGACTGGGATGCTGAATACGCTTCAATAGTTAAGTTCTACGCAGAACTGGCGTTGGCGCCCGGTTTTCGTGAATACACGCGCAAAATGGTTAAGGAAAAGATGAAAGACCCGGCATTGAAAAACTTAGGCAACGATGTGGCAGCAAAAATAAAGGAACTAGAAAATGACACAAAAGGAAATTAACTACTACGACCTACGGCAATGGGAATACTTTTACCTTTCCTTGGCCTATGACTGTAAAGATGAAGTTTTGCAATGGATGTACCTTTTCGATGCTGCTTGGTTTAAAACCGAAGCAGATGGGCAAATGCCATGAGAATTATTTGTTGGTTTAGTTGTGGGGCAGCTAGTGCCGTGGCCACAAAGTTGGCTATTGCAGAAAACAATGGTAAGCACCCACTAACTATTGCTTACACCGAAGTTATTGAAGAACATCCTGATAACAAGCGGTTTTTAGCTGAATGTGAACAATGGTTTGATCAGAAAATAGAAATATTGGGCAATGATTTCTATGACCGGTCAATTTATCGCGTATTTGAGAAAAATTATATTCGTACCCCTAAAGGCGCCCCATGTACTCGCGCCCTTAAAAAACAAGTGCGTGAACGTTTCGAACAAGCAAATGACCGTCAAGTATTTGGTTATACGGCAGACGAACAAGCCCGGTTAGACCGATTTATTGATGCTAACAATGATGTGGATATTTGGACGCCATTAATTGACAAAGGCTTATCTAAAGAAGATTGTCTTGCTATGCTGAAAAATGCCAATATCGAATTACCAGCTATGTATAAACTTGGGTATCACAATAACAATTGCATAGGTTGCGTAAAAGGTGGCATGGGTTATTGGAATAAAATTAAAGTAGACTTTCCAAAGCATTTTGACCGTATGGCCAAATTGGAACGTTTTAAGTCTCAAACTATTTTTAAAGATAGATATTTAGACGAATTAAAGCCAACTGACGGTAATTACCCGCAAGAACAAAATATTGAATGTAGTATTTTTTGCCAAATGGCTGAGGAAGAATATGCGCCACGCCGCTAGGGTAGATGCTAATCAAGCCGTGATAGTGGACGCGTTACGCAAAGCTGGGGCTTACGTTTGGGTTATTGGCTTACCCGTTGACCTTTTGGTGGGCTACAAAGGCCATACTTATTTGGTGGAAGTAAAAGTAGGCGCTAAAAGCCGTTTAACCAAGTTACAAGCCGATTTCTTTGAAAATTGGTGCGGTGGTACGCTTTGCCGGGTAGACGGCGTAGAAGCCGCTTTAAGGATGATATGCAATATAAATTAACCACCCCGGAACAAGGCGCTACGCTACTGAAAAGCCTGTGGCCAAAGATGAAGGCTGCCATTGAATCGGGTAAAACCCTAATACTTTCGGTGGAAGCTGAAAACCGTAGCGATGAGCAAAACAAGAAGTACCACGCCATTATTGCGGAAATAGCCAAACAAGCGCAACACATAGGGGCGCGTTGGGAAGCGGAGAGTTGGAAGCGGTTTTTAATAGACCAATTTGCCACGGAAACGGGGCTACAAGGCGGTAAAGTGGTTCCAAGCCTTGATGGTGCTAGGGTAGTGCAATTAGGGCTACAAAGCCGTAAATTTACGCGGGAACAAGGGTCTGAATTTATAGAATGGTTATTAGCATGGGCAGCAGAAAAAGGAATAGAAATTAAGGGGCAAGAATGAATCTTAATCAAGGCAAACTAGCAGATAGTCTTGTTGAAGAAATGTTAAAGCTAGTCCACAAGTACGATGAAACGCTTTACATGGCAACAGTTATTGGATGCGTAGAGTTAGTAAGGCAACAATTAATTATTGATGCTATGGAGAATGAAGATGACTAAAGAAGAAATAATTGAGATGGCTAGACAATCTGCATTTACACGACATTGGGAGTATGAAAAATGTTTAGTTTGCAATCCAGATAGTCTTTATCATTTTGCCAAACTAATAGCAGAAAAAGAACGTAAAGAATGGGCTAGAGAGTTTGCTGGAATGGGGGAATGGGCTGCTGTAAATATGCTTGAAGAAAGGGGGCAAGAGTGATAGAAACGATTAGGTGCTACGAAGGCCGAAACCGTCAACGCGGTGAAGTTCAGCAATTATTTACTAAAATCTACCGGTGTAAACGGTGTACTAACGTGTGGGGCACAAAACCAAATGACCATGATTGCAAAACATTCCTATATACGAAGCCCCAAATTACTGAAAAACTGCCGGATTCTGCCGTGCCAGATTTGCTTTTGTTTTGAAGAAACTGTTGTAGCAGCGCACAGTAATAGTTCTAAACACGGCAAAGGCCGAAGCATTAAGGCTGACGATAATATGGTGGCCGCCCTGTGTTATTCATGCCACATGATGATAGACCAAGGCAAAGGCTTAACCCGCCAAGAACGGGAAAACTCTTGGATGATGGCGCACCTAAACACCGTGTGGGATTTGGTCAATAACGGTCTGTGGCCACCAGAAGTGCCGTTGCCCCAAACTTACATAGACTGGCGCAACGAATCTACGAATTAGTATTTGCGCATATTGGGAAGTGGTGCTTCCTTCTGGTCGCTTGGATGCGCTTTTTCCATCGGTAAGTTCTCATGGCGTTTGACCTTTGCTTCTAAACGGTGAAGTTCGTTTTCGGTGGCCTTCTCATGCTCACGCAAAACCACATAATGCGATTTGGGTGACTTGTGTTCTTTACCCGTTATTTTAAAATTCGTAGCCATATTAACCCCTTAAAACGTTTAATGCGTGTTCGTAACGCGCTTGCCTATTTTCTAGCCCAATTGTGCCCCCGTTGATGATTTTTGTCATCCCCACAATATCGCCAGTATCTGCGTGCTTATTTAGGTCGTGCTTGTCCCAGAACCACCCAGCAGTAGCCACCGCACCTTCTGGCGTGCCAACTATTTCAGGGTTAGACACTAGGTCAATTTGCAACGCATCGGCTGCGGCTTCGTAATTAGACTTGCCTGTTAACTGAAGGTAACCGCGCCCCCGGTAAGCGTAGCCGTCCCCGCTTTCCTCTGGGCCGTTGCCCATACGGCCACCGTAAACCCTGTTAGCAATGCGTTCAGGGTTGTGGGCATACTTAGCAGCGTTTTCCTCATTAAAGTGGCGTGGCCACGTTTTAATAAGGCTTTCTGCCCTGTAATTTAGGTTTTCTTCCATAAACTTAAACCCATCGCTTTCGTGCCCACATTGGGCAATAAAGGCGGCTTGGCGTTCTGGGGTGGAAATGTCGTAGTGCTGAAATACTGAATTTAGCGTTTCGCAAATAACTTGCGCATGGCTTATGTCAATACCGGCTGCTTCACTTAGTTGTTGCGGTTCCATTTAATAATTCCCTTACTTGGTTATAGACTGTGATGCACGCGTTAAGTTTCCTGATGGCGTTGTCCCCGTCATCTGTGATGGTGACAATAGATTGAGCAAACGCTGGGTCAAGTTGGGCGGTTGCGGTGTCAAGTCCGCCGGTAGCGGGGGCATTTGCGGGGGGACATACTGGGGC